TTTAAGAAATATTTTAGATAACCTTACAGCTAAAACTTCTATTACTCACAGAATGGAAGAGTTTGATATTCAGTTATTAGAATCATCAAGAAATGCTACAGGCGATTTTGAAACTGCACTTAACTTTTACAACAAAGCAATAGCCAGAAGTATTTTAATTCCAGATAGATTAATGGCAGATGGTGAAACTGGAGCATATAGCCAAGCTAAAATTCACTTTGATGTTTTCTTATGGGTAATACAAAAGCTAAGAATGGATTTAGAAGAGAATGTAATGAACGAGCAATTAATTAGAAGATTAGTTGCTTATAACTTTTCTAATGTTGAAGAATTACCTCACTTTAAATTTAACCCAATGACTGATGACCAAAGATTGCAACTTAATACTTTATTTATAGATGCAGTACAAAAAGGTGTTATCAATCCAACACTAGAAGATGAAAACTTATTAAGAAAGAATTTAAACTTTCCAGAAAAAGAAAATCCAATAGAACCCGATAATCCAGAAGAAGATATTGAAGCAACTGCAGATGAAGAAGAAATAGAAGAAATATCTGAGAATAGTTATGCAGAAATAAATTTAAGACCAAGTGCAGGAATGGCAGCAGAAGCTGAGAAAGGATTAAAATGGAGAGCTGAGTTTGGTAGAGGTGGAACTCAAGTTGGAGCTGTAAGAGCCAATCAATTAAAAAGAAGAGAAAATTTATCTGCATCAACTGTAAGAAGAATGAATAGTTTTTTTGCTAGACATGAAGTAGATAAAAAAGCAGAGGGATTTAGACCCGGAGAAAAAGGATTTCCAAGCAATGGAAGAATAGCTTGGGCATTATGGGGTGGTGATGCAGGACAGACTTGGGCTAAAGCAAAATCAGCACAACTAGAAAGACAAGAAAATAATATCCTTGAATATAATCGTGATGAAGGTTTAAAAAACAAAGTAGAACAACATAACGAAGAATATGGCGACACAAAAACTAAAAAAGTTACACTTGGTATGCTTAAAACTGTTTATGATAGAGGTGTTGGTGCATACAGAACAAATCCAGCATCAGTTAGACCATCTGTTAAATCACCAGAGCAATGGGCTATGGCTAGAGTTAATTCTTTCCTTACAGCTTTAAGAACAGGAAGATTTAGAAGTGGTAAACATGATACTGATTTATTCCCAAAAGGTCATCCATTAAGTTCCAAGGATAATACAAAAGAATATAATTATAAACCTAGTGGTGCAGAAAGAAGAGTGGATTTTAAAGTTGTAGGAAATCAGCTTGATACTTTAGAAGAAAACTTTTTAAACGAAACTAGAGATGTAATGATTAAACAAAAAGATGCAGTAATTAAATATGTAGAAAATAAAATGAATCAAAACAAATTAGATTTTCAAGCTGTGGATAATTTAGAGCTTAAATTTAAAGGCGAGTTAAAGACTAAATTTCAAGAAAATTATGATTCTTCTTATCAAGAAGGATTAAAAGAATCCAGAAAGGAATTACCTAAAAAGTTTGCTACTGCTAAAGTAGGTATTGGTTTAACAGCACAAGAACTTCAGAGATATCTGCAATCTAAAGCTAGATTTGATGTAGCTGAAATTACAGCAAGATTAAATGCTAACTTAACTGAAGTATTATTAGATGGAATAAGAACAGGTAAATCTACATCACAAATTATTAAAGAAATTGAAACAACCTTTAATCCTTATACAGCAACAGGAACAGTCGCAGTTGGAGATAAAGTTGTTGAATCTTATAACCTCAGAACAATTACCAGAACTGCTACATTAGGTGCATATAATTCTGGCAGAAGAGCAATAGGAGAAGATAAAGACTTGGATGGGTTTGTATTAGGTTATAAACTTTCCCCTGTATTAGATGAGAGAACTTCTGATATTTGTCAGCTTATTGCACAATCAAATGTTCAAATACCTATAGAAGATAAAGAAAGCATTGCTAGATTGACACCACCATTACATTTTAACTGTAGAACAATTTTAACATTTATAACACCAGAAGATGAGCCAGTTGCATTTACCAATTCAGAAACCTTAGGGCAACTCAAAGGAATGACTAAAGTTGTATGACAGCAATAAATTCTTTATCCACTATACAAGAAGCTAAAACCTTTTTAGCAAACTTTACAAATGAAGAACTTAGATGTTTGCAATGCAACAAATTACTAGCTAAAATAAATACAAACGGAATTTTGGCTTGTCAAATAAAATGTCCAAGATGCCGAGAAATAAATGAGGTGTAAATATGCCATATCCTAACGAACATGCTGCTAGACTTACAAGTCCAGATAAGTTTGTTCGCTTTAGAAGAGGTCAAGACCAAATGGGAGAAGGCATAGATGTCATCTTTGGAATTACACAAGATGGAAAATCTGAAATCCAATCCATCCGATTAGATTCCTCGAAGTTCACAGAAACTCAAGCAATGAATTGGCTTAAAGAAAATAAGTTTGAGCCAATCAAATTTGAACCAGCTACTGGTAAAGGAGAAGATACTATGGCAGAAGAGATAGTCGTGGAAGAACCTAAAAAAGAAGAAGAAATGGGCAAACACGAAGAAGAGAAAGTAATGGAGAAAGATGTTTTTGAAACTGTTGAGGAAGCAGAAGTAAGAGCACAAGAATTAGGTGGAGAAGGTCATCACGAATTAGAAGTTGAAGATAAAGTGATGTATATGCCACTTGGTACTCATGATGAATACCTTGAAGCTATTAAAAAGGAAATGGGCGAAGATAAAGAAGAAAAAGAAATGGGTGCTCATGACAAAGACAAGGAAAAAGACATGGGTGAAGATAAAGAGAAAGAAAAGAAAATGGCTAAAGTTGAAGATTGCGATTGTGATGCAAAAAAAGATGTTTGCGATTGCAGAGAAAACACAGCTGAAAATTATGCCTTAGAACAAACTTTCAATATCAATGGTATCGAAATCTTTTCAACAGGAGTTTGGAATGGCGATAAATATACTGCCAAAGATTTAGATGCAATGGTTTCTAATTTTGAAAAAACAGGATTTCAACCACCATTAAAATTAGGACATAACGAAGAGCAACCAGAAATGAAAGATGGTGAACCAGCACTTGGTTATGTAGATAAAATTTATAAGAATGGTAATAAACTCTTAGCAGACTTCAAAGAACTTCCAAAAAAAGTTTACGAAGCTATGAAAAGAGGTAATTACAAAAGAGTTAGTTCCGAGATTTACTGGAACTATAAAAACAATGGTTCTGTTCTCGATAGAGTACTGAAAGCTGTTGCACTACTTGGTTCTGAAATACCAGCAGTAACAAACCTTGAGGCGATAGAAGGTTTATATTCGCAAGATACTGGTACAGGCGAAGTAAAGAAACACTATACTGAAAAGGAGAGTGAACTAATGGAAAAAGATATTACAAAAGAATATCAAGAGTTAGAAGCTAAAGTTAAAGCATTAGAAGAAGCTAACGAAAAAGCTTATTCTGAACTAGAAGAAACTAGAAAAAGCCAAAGAGCTGAAAGAATCTCCAAGTTCATTTCTGACAACAAAGAAGCTGGTAAAGTTTTACCAACCTTTGAAAAAGAATTAGAAGCTTTACTTAGTTCTGCTACAGAAGCCAAAGTCTACAGCTATACTTTAGAAGAAAATACTGTCGAACTATCACAGCTTGAGTTAGTAGAGAAAATTGTTTCATCATTCCCTAAATTAGTTGAGTTTGCTGAAGTTTCATCAGAAGGCGATTTCATTGTCGATAGACAACCTTATGAAAATGCTGGAAATGAAGTAGATAGAAGAGCTAAACTTTATATGAATAAAGGAAAAGCAAAAGACTATCAAGAAGCAATCAGCTTAGTTTTCAAAGAAGATGAACAATTAAAAACAGATTATTTTAAACAACAATAAAAGGAGATAAGCGAAAATGAGCACAAGAATGTACACATCAATGGTAGCTGGAGAGGACTTAAGTTCTTTTCAATATCATTTAGTAAAAGTAGATGCAGCTAACTCAGTTGCAAGACAAACAACAGCAGGTGGAAACATCTTTGGTGTTGTAGATAACAAACCAGAAAGTGGAGAAAACTGTACTGTAGTAACTAATGGTGTTACAAGAGTATTTGCAGGTGGCACAATTGCTGCAGGTAATGAAGTTTCCGTTACAGCTTCTGGTACAGCTACAGCAGCAGCATCTGGAGATTACATTGTAGGAACTGCAATATCAGCAGTTGCTTCTGGAAGTAATTTCTTAATGTTAATTACACAAGCTGGTTACAAAAGTTAATTTTAATTAAAGGAGAATAGAATATGCCATTAACAGCAAGAGATGTACACATTGATAGACCCTTATCCAATCTAGTCGTAGGATTTGAACCACAAGGAACTATCGTACAAAACTTTTTACCAATCGTAGATGTTAACAAACAAAGCGATTTGTATTTTAAATACGACAAAGGAGATTTTTTCAGAATCCCATCATCAACTGAAAGAGCTCCAAAAACTAAAGGAAGAACTACACACTTCAATGTAAGTTCAGAATCTTACTATGCAACTAACTATGCATTAGTAGATGAAATGGCTTACGAAACTTTAGTAAACCAAGATGACCCATTAAAGCTAAAAGAAAAAGGTGCAAGAAACCTTTTCAATCTTTTAATGCTTGATATGGAAAACAGAGTAGCTTCTTCAGTAAGGTCAGTATCTAATATGGGTTCTGGTTCTACAGTAGCTTCAAAATGGTCATCAGCAACTGCTGGAACTTCTGACCCATTTGGCGATATCACAACTGCTAAAAACTTTATCAGAAGTAACACAGGATATGATGCAAACACAATCATCATTGGAAGAGAAGCATACAACTCTTTAATCAAACATGCTGATATCTTAGACAGAATCAAATATGTTCAAAGAGGTGTTGTAACTGCAGACTTACTTGCAGCTCTTTTTGATGTAGATAATGTTTATGTAGGAAACTCAATCATTAATTCTGGAGAAGAAAACCAAGCTGACAGTTTCTCAGATGTTTGGGGAGATGACACAATCGTTGCTAGATTCTCACCACCAGAAACAGATGGAAGAAACCCATCATTAGCTTATGGCTTCAGATGGACTAACCCAATGTTTGGTGCTCCAATGGCAGTAGATTCATGGGATGATAGAGATGGACTTTTCACTAATTTAAGAGTTCAGTATTATCAAGATGAAAAAATTACTGCAAAAGATTTAGGCTATGTCTTAAAAGACTGTGCATAAATTTTAAACTAGGGGATGTCAAAACTGGCATCCCTTTTCTAACCCATAGTGCATGGGTCAAAAGCACTCCATAAGTCATGGGCTACAAGACTCGCATAGGTCATGCGATAAAAGACACAAACAATTTAAGAGGTGTTTTATGACAAATGTAAGTTCAGCAGCAATCAGAGTTTATCAAAAACAACAACAAGCTAAAAAAAGACTTTCATTATTTACAAAGTTAGTTTACTCTAAGTAAAGTAAAGAGATTCTAATGTTGATTAGATAACGAAGAAAGCTAAGGGATTAGCACTACTCTTTACCGATTACCTTATGAGTAACATAGAGAAATGGCAACCAACACAATATCCAGATTATTTAGTATCTAACAAAGGTCGTGTTAAATCCCTTAAATATACTAAGGGTCAACATTTTAGACTTTTATCACAGAATCCAGATAAGAATGGATATTTTTGTGTTACCTTATTTCCAGACAAAAAATATATAAAAGCAAAAGTTCATAGATTAGTTGCACAAGCTTTTTGTAAAGGTAAGTCAGAAGAAAAGAAATGGGCATTACATAAAGATGGAAACAATCAAAACAACAATGCTAGTAATTTATATTGGGGTAGTCCTTATGATAATTTTAGGGATATGCTTTTGCACGGCAGGGCTAAAAATTTGTGGACATCTAAAAAGAATGTTGCGAGAAAACTTAAAATACAATCAGTAAGAAGAATAAAAAGAATCTTAAAAGAAGATAAATCAAGAGGTGTGCAATCTCGTTTAGCGAGAGAATATAATGTAGCACCTAAAACAATATCAGATATAAAGGTAGGTAAATCATGGCAAAACATAGTTTAGACATTGCAATTTTTTGTGCAGGTATGGAAGTAAATCCAGATACTTTAAAAACTAAATCTTTAGGTGGAAGTGAAACTGCTGGAGTTAGTATGGCTCATGAATTAGCAAAAAGAGGACATCATGTTCTTTTGTTTTGTAACACCACCAAAGAAGGAAAGCATGATGGAGTACAATATGTTCATGTAAATAACTTTGAAGGATTTGCAAAGAATTGTCCTCATGATGTTCTAATTGGTCAAAGAATCCCAGAAGTATTTAGAGGTAATTTAAAATCTAAAATAAATATTCTCTGGCAACATGATGTTGCTTTAAAAAGCCAACGACAAAATTTTCATGGGTCATTATGGAACATAGATAAAGTATTTTGTTTAAGTGATTGGCAAATAGAACAATACAAAGAAATCTATCAAATAGATTCTGATGAACTATTTTATAAAACTAGAAACGGCATAAAGCTAATTCCACAACCAGATAATTCTAAAAGACAAAATAAAAGATTAGTTTATACAAACCGACCAGAAAGAGGTCTTGATAATTTGCTATTTAACATTATGCCAGAATTATGGAAGCATGATAAAGAAATAGAATTATGCCTTGCTGGATATGATAATACATCACCTCAAATGAAACCATTTTACGATATGTGTTATGGCAAAGTTGCAGAATATCAAAAGCAAGGATTTAAGATTGCTCATCTTGGAGCATTAAATAAAAACGAACTTTACGAACTTTATAAGACTTGTAGATTGTTTGTTTATCCTACAGCATTTCATGAAACAAGTTGTATAACTGCAATGGAAACTCAGATGACTGGAGTCCCAATGATAACATCTCACATTGGAGCATTGCCAGAAACTTTATGCAATGATGGTAACAAATTAATATTTGGAGATTATAAAAGCAATCCAGATTACAATAGAGAATTTGCAAAGCTAACAATTAACCTTTTAAACAACCAAGATGATATTGATAAGATGCAAGAATTTGGATATAAGAAAAGTAAAGAGTTTGCTTGGTCAGATTTAGCTGAAGAATGGGAAGAATTATTTATTAAGATATTCCAAGAGAAAACAGCTAATAAAGAAAGGTTAGTCAAGCATTTATACGAAAGGGAAGATATTATGGCTATCAAACACCTCGATAGAAGCGATTTAAGCCATTATAAGGACATCAAGGAACATTATGGGTATACAGACTCAAAAGAAGAATATAAAGCCAAATATGAAGCTCTAGGGCAGGAATATGCTGATATTGAAACTAATATAGAATTAAGGAATTATGCAAGGACACAATTATCATTTAAAGAAATGCAGACATATCTGCAAGAAAACAAAATAGATGCACCAAAAGTATTAGATTTTGCTTCTGGCATTTGCAATGAATCAATCATAATGGCTAACAATTTTAATGCAGAAGTTGATGCAGTAAATATATCTGATGCTGAACACGAAGTTGCAGATAAGATGATTGAGAAGTTTTTAGATAAAGGTGAAGTAAATCAAATAACTGCTTCTGACCCTAACGATTTAAAAAAGCACTATGACATTTTATTCTTAGGTGAGATATTAGAACATCAACCAAAGCCAGAAGAGTTTATGAATGAGTTCGATAAAGTTCTTAAAAAAGATTCTTTAGTTGTGATAACAGTTCCATTTGGTCTATGGGAAGATGAAAGACATGCACATCTTTGGAATTATGAAAGACAAGATTTATCTCAGATGTTTAAAGATAAAAAAGATTTAAAAATCGCAATGGTTTCTGGTGGAATAAATCAGAACAAACAGCAGACAGTTGGATGGTGGGTAGTAACTTACAAACAAAATAGTAAAACTGTAAATCCAATAAACATGGAACGAAAACTGCTAATACAGAATCCAAGAGAAACAGTTTCAGTTTGTATGATAGTAAAGAACGAAGAAAATATGTTACACAGATGTTTGAAATCAGTACAATCATTTGCTGATGAAATCATAATCAATGATACTGGCTCAACAGATTCAACAATAGAAATTGCAAAACAATATGGAGCTAAAATAATAAATGGTGAATCTCCACTTGAGATAGGATTTGATGAAGCAAGAAACGAATCTATAAAACATGCAAAGTCAGATTGGATATTCTGGTTAGATGCAGATGAAGAGGTAGTCGACAATACATTCTTACTAAAATATTTACGACCAAATATGTTTGCAGGATATTCTCTAAAGCAACATCATTTTACAATTGATGCTGGAGATACAAAAGTAGATACACCAGTAAGACTTTTTAGAAATGGAAGGACTGTAAGATTTTATGGATTTGTTCATGAGCATCCAGAAAGAGAAGGAATGATGAATGAAGGTGTCGGTACAAGTACATTACTTGGTGATGTAAACATTGCACATGATGGTTACTTCTCAGAAAATAGAAGGCGAGGAAGATTCCAAAGAAATATAAATCTTATGTTTAAAGAATATGAAAAACATCCAAACAGACTTCTTACAAAATTTTTAATGATGAGAGATTTTGTTCACATTGCTAGATACGAGAAAGAACAAAACAATGGACAGCTAACACCTTATGCAATTCAAGGACTAGAAAAAGGAATTGAAATTTATAAGGAAGCCTTTTTAGAAAAGCCAAGTAATTATTCTGATGAAGCATTAATGTTCTACTCAGAAATTTTAGCACAACTTGATAGAGGTCTTGAGTACAGATGGAATTTAAATATTGGTAAACAAAATGTAATGCCAGAAAAGCAAGACCAAGTCGCAAGGTTTGAAAGTCCAGAAGATTTTGTAAAGTTTTTAAAAATGAAAGCAACGGAAAAAGAAGAACCACATACAGGAATTTTCGTATAATTAAAAAAAAATAAAAAAAATTTTCCTTACAAAACCTTTATAAACACTAGCTTTTATGAGTTTGAGTAAATTATTTTTAATTAGTATGTTGACAAAGTTATAATAGAGGTTATTTTTATAGCATGATGAAGTTATTAATTATTACACAACAATTACTAGGTTACCAAAGCCAAATTTACAATGTAGTTGTTAGCTTTATCTAAGGAGAAACAAGATGAAAGATTTTTTTGGAAGCACAGTCGAGGACTACAAGGCAAAAATGCAAGGATATAAAGAAAGCATTGTTCTTTATAACGAGTGGTTAAATAGTAAATTAGAAAAAATTTTTGACCCTAGCAAATCTTTGCAAAGCGATGTTTTTACAAAAAAAGGTAAGCTCAGAGCAAAATATCTTAAACAAATAGCAATGTATAAAAGATGGATTGCAATGGAAAAAGATTCCATTAATTTCTGTATAGATATGATGAAAGGCAACAGATTCAAATATACAGATGAAGATTTAGAAACAATGTATAAATAAAAAAAAGAGCTTGGCATCTCACTAAACTGCCAAAGGAGAAGATTATGGATAAAGCATATGCAAACCATCCAGCAACAAAGTTAGATGAGGAGAGAAGTATTAGAAAGTTTGAACTACTAACTGATGCAACATCCCGTTTAGACAAAGTTCTTGAGTTAGAGCATGGTGAATATCTTGACAAAAAAGTAGCCGACAGGTTGCACAAGATTATGGTCGAGATAAATGACATAGCTTACGACAGATACAATGTTTAATTGATTGTTTAGGTCGGTATGATAAAATAACTTCATGCCGACTTATACAACAGTACCCAATGTTTATTCTTTATATCCAAGAGTAGGAAGCTTGGCTTCTGTTAATTCAGCTTCAATATCTTTTTATATTGACCAAGCTGAAAATGAAATCAACGGATATTTAGCAAACAATTATACCTTACCTTTTTCTAGTAGCCCACCTATGATAACAACTCTTTCAACAGAATATTCCCTCGTTAAAATCTTAGAGAGATTCTTCACTCAAGAGGTGGGCTCTACTAATGCATGGGTAGAAGAAAGAAAAAAATATATAGTAGACACATTAAACAAAATTAATGATGGAACTTTAGGACTTGTAACATCTTCTGGAGAACTTATTGTTTATAATTCTGGAGATACTATTTTCTCTAATACAATGAATTATACTCCAACATTTACAATGCTTGATGAAACCTTACAGCAAATAGATAGCGATAGACTTGAAGATGAATATGATGATGTAAAAGATGAAGAATGGAATCCTTTATATTAGATGGCAGTTATAGTAAAAGGTATAAGAAAAATTAATAACTTGCTAAGAAAAGTACAAGTTGAAGTTGTAAATCAAGCTGCACCATTGAAACAAGCTGGTGTTTTACTTTTAAACGAAATAGATGGATATTTTCAACAAGGTGGTAATCCTAGTCAAGGTGGCAAATGGAAGATGATAAAAGAGCTAACCATTGCCAGAAAAGGTAGCTCAAGAGTATTAATTGATACTGGTGTTTTAAGAGGTAGCTTTAGACAAGATATTACAGGAAATACTTTACGAATTGGCACACAAGTTAAATATGCAAAATATCACGAAGAAGGTGATGGAGTACCAAAAAGACCTATGTTACCAAGTACACCTAAAGTTGTAGAAGTAATAGACAAGCAATACACTAACTACATTGCGAAATTAATTAAATAGGTATAAACTCTAATTATGGCAATAATAGATTATCTTGGTATAGAAAATGCTGTCAAAGATTTAATAGAAAATAATGCAGATACATCTGGCTATACAGTTTTGGTTGAGCCAATAGATGCTGTCAAAACTGATGCTTGTCCTTATGTTGCTATTTATTTAGACAGTTGGGATTCTCCAGCAGATGAAGAGTTAATTGGTGGAACTAAGCCAGTAAGAACTTTTTTAACATTAGAAATTTGGTGCTATGATTTTAGTTTAGAAAATTTAGCAGGTGCTGAAGCAAGGGATGATATGCTGGGAAAAGTTAAAGAAGTATTAAAATTAAATAGAACAATATCCGATACTGTTTTAATAACAAGATTTCTTGGTGGTAATTTTGACAATCAAAAACTTACTGATGGTATTGGTTTTTTTAAAGGTGTTAGTGTAAAATTACAATGTGAGGTACGAGAATAATGAAGATTAAATTTATTAAAGGCGATTTAACAATAGTTGGATTTGGAAAAGCAGAAAAAGATAAAATCGTAACAGTTTCTAAAGAATTAGGAGCTAATCTAGTAAATGATGGAATTGCAATTGAAGTAAAAGCTAGTAAAATAAAAGAAGAAGATAAAACTTCTAAGGAGCAGTAAAGCATGGCATACGGAATAGGTGGTTATGTAAGTTTAAGTTTACAAAATAGTGCTGGAACAGCAACGACAAATAGAACTTATATACCATTCAAATCAGAATCATTAACTGAGAATATTGAGCAGTTACAATCAGAAAATATTGAAGGAATATTTGATAACCCAGATACTTTAACTGGCATTAAGAATATAACAGGGGATATAATATTTGAGCCACATCCAATATATTTAGGACACTTCTTAAATGGAGTTTGTGGTCAATCTACATCTACATTATCTACATCAGCTTATATTCATGAATTTTTACCAAGACAAGCTGATTTTGATGAGATAGTTGCTTTACCACCTTATACAGTAGAAGTTTATAAAAATGTTGGAAGTGCATATCAATATGTTGATGCACAAATTCATACACTTGCAATCAATATGACTGCTGGTGGAATTATAGAAGCTACAGCAACTCTTCATGCAAGAACAGTAAATCTTGTAGCAGGAACAACACCATCTTATGTAGATGCAAGTCCTTATACTTGGGACACAGTTTCTTTACAAGTTGCTGGTAGTGCAAATGGAGAATTTGAATCTGCAACAGTAACTTTAACAAATCCATTAGTTGGTGTACCAACTTTAAATGGTGAAAAAACTGAAGCTAAACTTAAAAGAGATGGATTTAGAACAGTTGGAGTAGCTGGTGACCAAGATTTCTCAAATCAAGATGAGTATAATGTTTTTGCTGCACAAACTAGGCAAAGATTTTTATTTACACTAACTGGAGATAACATTGGTGGAAGTGCTACTAATGAAATTACAATAGATATGCCACAAACAAATTACACAACTTTTGCAGGTAATGTTGGTGGACCGGGAAGAATTGTAGCATCTTACGAAGGTAATGGTGAATATGATACTTCTAGTAGCTATTCAGTTAGGTATACATTAACAAATACAGAAGCAAGTTATTAATATAAGGAGAAGCTCATGAAGTTCACTTTTCAAGGAAAAGAGATAGAAGTAAAAACAGCTAAGGCAAGAGATGTTGTAGCAATTGAAAAAAAGCTAGGCAAATCTCTTACTAAGGTTGGAACAGACCCATCTTTTACAGATATTTTTACTGTTTTTACAATAGCTGTTTGTTCATCTGACCCAACGATAAATGAAGGTTGGGTAGAAGAACATGCAACTTTTGAAATGATGGAACAAATGTCTAATGTGGTCGCAAGTTTTTTGGCAATAAAGACAGACTAGACAAAAACTTTTATGCCATAGTCGATTTATTAGCTAAGGAATATGGATGGACTATAGAAGAGATTTCTGATTTGACTATAAACGAAGTAAATGAGTTAGTTCGTATAATTCAGAAACGAAATAGACAATCCAGCAAGTAAAGGATAAAATATAATCTATGGCAAACAGCATAGAAATCATAATTAAATCGATAGACCAATCTACTGCTGTATTAAAGAAAGTAGAACAAAACACATCCAAACTACAACAAAAAACATCTAAACTTACTGCAGAAAATAAAAAGTTAAGTAGTAGCTTTTCTTTGGTTAAAGCTGCTGCTGTAACTTATGCAGCAATTCTAGGTGGAAGAGTATTAAAGAATTTAATTGGTGTAGGTAATCAATTAGAAAATCTTGAAGTAAGATTAGGAATTTTATTTAAATCAACTGAACAAGGTAGCAAAGCTTTTGATGTAATGAACAAGTTTGCTAGTAAAGTTCCATTTAGTTTAGAAGATATACAAAAAGCTGCAGGTAATTTGGCAGTAGTATCTAAGGATGCTGATGATTTAGCAAAGATATTAGCAGTTACTGGTAATGTTGCTTCTGCAACAGGTTTAGATTTTCAAACAACAGCTTCACAAATACAAAGAGCATTTGCTGGTGGTATAGCATCTGCTGATATATTCAGAGAAAAAGGTGTTAGAAGTATGCTTGGCTTTAAACAAGGAGCTACAGTATCAGTTGAAGAAACAATTGCTGCTTTCAACAATGCCTTTGGACCGGGTGGAGAATATGGAAAATCCACAGATTTATTAGCACAAACATTTGCTGGTACATTGTCAATGATTAACGATAAAGTTTTTCAATTTAAAAAAACTATTACAGACCAATTTTTTGATATTATGAAAACTGAACTTCAAGCTTTAGACAGTTTCTTAGCTACCAATCAGAAAATGGTAGAAGATTTTGCTAAAAGTATTGGTGATGTTTTAGCTTCAGCAGTAAGAGGTTTAGCTAGTGTTACAAAGTTTCTTTATGAAAATTGGGATGCAATTAGAATTACTTTTGAATTATTAATAGCTTTAAAAATAATATCTTGGGCAACTCAACTTGCTAATGCTTTAAGACAAGTAGCAAAATGGACTGCAATAACATCAGCATTTACCAGAAGCTGGAGCACTTTATTAGTTGGCTTACTTGTAACCGGAGCATTTGAATACTTTCAAGCTCTTGGTAAAGAAGTAGAAAATTTAGGAAATCAATATGAAGATTTAAATAAACAACAAAAACAAAATAATGAAACTGTTGGAGATTCTGTAAATCTTTATAGAAAGCTTACAGAAGGAATGGAGTCTGAATGGAGTAAATGGCGACTTACAAGTGAAACAGCAGCTTATGCTGTAGGTCAAGCTTTAGTCAGTAATGTAACCACAGCAATAGATGATATAGCAATTGCATTAGGTCGTGCTGTAGTACTAGGCGATTCGTTTAAAGACAAATTTCTAAGCATAGCTAAAATTTTAGGATTGGCTTTATTGGATGCAGCAGCTCAAATTATAGCTACAGCAGTTGTAACTAAACTTTGGGATTTAATCAAAGGAAAAGTCAAAAAAGTTTGGCAAGAAATAACAACTTATATAAAGAAAGTTGGCGAAGCTAAAGATAAAACTAAAGATTTCTTAGATTCTTTAAACAAGAGAGCACCGAGTACAGAAATACCTGGTGTGGATTTAAGTAAAAGTAAAAAATCAAAATTAAAAATTGGAGCTGGAGATATACCAACAAGTTCTTTTGCATCACCGGGTGTTATAGATACTTTAACTGGTGGGTCGGGATTTGGTGCATTGTTTGGTAGTGCAGGTGGTGGTAGTTTTTCTGGTTCAGCAATTGCAGCAGGGGGAATGGCTTTTGGTATACCACCGGGTTTTACAAATACACTCTCAGAAGCATTTGGACCAACAATAGATAACTTAGGTAAAAAACTAGGTAGCAAATTTGTTAGTGGAGTTTCAGATTTAGGAAATAAGCTTGGTGTAAATTTAACAGATATGTCTGGAATATTAAGTGGTGATTTAGGTTCTTTATCATCAATTATGGATGGTGGCTTAGGAAACTTGTCTGGAACAATGTCGGCAGGATTAGATAAATTAGCAAAAGCTGTTTTAGATGCGGCTAAAAAAGCTGGTAAAGGATTACTTAGTGGAATTGGTAGTGCTGTGAAAAGTGTTGTACCGGGACTTGCAAGTGGTGGTCCGGTATCTAGTGGATTACCTTACATAGTTGGAGAAGAAGGACCAGAGTTATTTGTACCAAGTCAAAATGGGCAGATAGTGCCAAATGGTCAAATGGGAACACAATCAATTGGAGTAGTAAATATTATGCCTTATGCAACAATTGATAAAGCACTTACTGATAAGCCAATGAGTTTTTGGGTAGACTTAGCACAAACTAAAATATTACCAGCATTAAATAATCTTGGTAAATCTGGTCAAACAACTACTCTTAATTTTAGAGGTGCAAGATAATGGCAATGCTTTTGGGAATACCAAATTCAAGTTACATAACATTAGATAATATTGTTGGCTATGGATATGAGTTCCAGAGAAATCTGGATAAAAGAGATATAAGAACAAAAGGTGGAAGTTTATTTACATATATAACACCAGCAGGTGGCTATAATAGTTTTCAATTACCAGCAACTTTTGTTAATTCATCTGATAGAAGTTTAGTAAACAGTTGGTTTGAATCTGGAGCAGATTTAAGATTTATAGAAGATGATACATTTGCTAATAGTTATTATAATGTGAGGATTACAGGAACTACTGATTCATTTACCAGATTTGTTCAACCTTATTTTAGGCAATTATATTCTGGTACAATTACTTTGGAAACGATATGACATTAAATGCAAAAGAACAAAACTTAACTCATATAAATAACAGAACTGATACTGTAGATTTGCTAGATAACTATATTCGTAATTTTGCAGCAGCTTATTCTGAACCTAATAATTTCTTTGGAGCAAATGGAGTAGCTGTAAATAGCACAACTATTGTAGCTTCTTATGGTTCAAAACATTTTTATATGACATCTATCTTTTTACAAGCATATTCAATAACAGGAAGTGGAACAGCAGAAGTGCAAATTTTCAATGGTTCTGAAAATCCAATAGCAACAATTGTTGAAATAGATTTAGATAAAAACGAGGCAGCATTAAGAGCAAGCACAATTGCTTTTAGTCCTAACGTATTATTGCCAGAAAATTACACAGTAAGATTATTTAGCTCAACAGCAGGTATAAGAGCTAATTTATCTGTAGCTGGTCAAATATTTACACATATAGAATAAAGAGGTAAGATTTAGTAATGGCTCATGTTTACGATTCAGCAAGACAATATCTAGCAGTAGGAAGTGTTGATTTATCATCAGTAACTCTAGGTGTAACACTTGTAAATACCACATTATATACATTTAGTGCTGGACATTCTACACTTGCAGATATTCCAGTTGCAGCACAAATAGCAACTAGCTCATTATCTAATGTCGCAGTTGCAAGTGGTAGAGTAGCAGCAGATAATTTAGATATAGAATCTGTAGCAGTAAATAGTGAAATAAATGGAGTTGTTTTATTTGTATCAACTGCTGATTCATCAACAAGCCCGTTAATATTTATTCAATCAGAGGGAGTGGGTTTTCCAGCGATACCAGATGGTGGAACTGTAACTGTTAATTTTGAAACTTCAGACCCATTCATATTGAAGGTGTAAGATGGCATTACAAGGATTAGTTGAACAAGGCATAATCTTACAAGTTGTAAGAGGACAATTAACAACAAAATTTGCTTCATCCAATACTTCAACTTATGTAGATATTGGATTAAGTGCTGGCATAACACCAAAAAGTGCAACATCTGAAATATTAATCCATGTAACAATTTGGAGTGGTGGACTAAATGATGGCTATCCTTTTTTTAGATTATTAAGAGATGCAGTAGAAATAGGAAGTGGCACAGGTAATAGTGGCAGTAATAATGTTAATGCTTTTGCAGGTGGATTTTTTACAGCAATAAGTGCAATGATATATAGACAACATTGTTTAAATAGACATTACATAGACAATCCAGCAACTACAAATGAAATTATTTATAAGATACAGGGCAAAAATCCTTATACTGCTGGTGGTGCTGGTGTAGTTTATGTCAACAGGTCAGAAAATGATGGAGATAATTTATTTGCAGGATGTTGTCAAAGCGAAATAGTTTTAATGGAGTTACAAAGATAATGGCAGTAGCAGGTAGTGTTCAAAGAATTGGTACAAATGAATTAGAAGATGGAGTAGTAACTAATGCTAAGATAGCTGATACTGCTGGTATTGTAAGTTCTAAATTAGCAACTCCTGGTCAAGTTTTACAAGTTGTTAATGCAGTAAATACTACACAATCAACACATAATAGTGCAACGGCAGCAGACTTGTTAACTGCTGATATAACACCATCTTCAACATCAAGTAAAATTTATGTTCATGCCATAATACCTTTTACAAATACTCAAAATGGTGATGCTTCATTTTTTGTTGATAGAGATTCAACTAGATTGCCAACTGGTGGAATCACATCTGCTCTTATAAATACAGGTGATGCTACCAATAATAATGGAATGCTGTCCATGTGTGCTGCATATGTAGACAGTCCATCTAGCACATCTCAATTAACTTATAAATTGAAAGTAGTAACAAGTGGAACAACAATGTATATTAATCGTAGAGGTTTAAACACAGGTTTTACTGGTGCAACAACCTTAACATTAATGGAGATAGCAGGATAAAAGGAGATAAATTATGGCAGATATAATATCAGCAATTTTAGCTTTAGACCCAAATGCACAAGTGAGTGTTACTGGCGAAAGTTTAGATGGTATTACATGGCATGATGGTAACCCAAACAGTATTACCAATGACCAGATAACTGCAAAACAAGCAGAGCTTCAAGCAGATTATGATGCAAAGCAATATCAAAGAGATAGGGAAAAAGAATATCCAAGTATTGTGGAGCAATTGGATGATTTGTACCACAATGGTATTGATGGTTGGAAAACAACAATAAAAGCAGTAAAGGATAAATATCCTAAAGGTTAAATATGAGCAAGGTTATTATTTATAATCAAGAAAACGGAATCATGGCAGTATGTGTACCAGCAGAAAACTGTGGACTAACAGTTGAGGAAATAGCTGCAAAAGATTGTCCAGAAGGTGCAGCAATTATAGAAAATACAGAGCTTGATTCTCTTGATAATGCATTTAGAAATGCTTGGTCTTGTGATGCAGACATGAATCCAACAATAGATATGGAAAAAGCCCGAGATGTCTGGAGAGATAAAATAAGAATAGCTAGAACACCAAAACTTGCAGAGTTAGATATTCAATATATGAAAGCACAAGAAGCAGGAGAAGATACTTCTGCAATAGTAGCAACTAAAAATAAGTTAAGAGATTTTCCATCTAAGCCAGAGATAGATTCAGCTTCTACAGTTGAAGAACTTAAAGCAATATGGGATAATGATTTAGGAGATAAATAATGCCACAAACAGTAGTAGCAACAGGGAATCTAGCAATAAGTGGAACAACAACAGTATTTTCTACTGCAACAGCAGGTGTTTATTCTGCATTAATAGATTTAACTCCAATGGTATCTGGAGCTAATATAAACATTAATGTTAATAACTGCACAATAGTAGCTTCTGGATTAATTACTGTAACCCAAGACAACTTTAGTGGTGTTCAAACTGAACCTTTATACTATGTTCCACCTATGCACACAAACAAGAACTTCAGCATTACAGTAGTATTAAGTTCTGGAACTGGACCTACTTTACCATTTGAAATTACCCAATTCTAAACTACTAGGATATAATTAATCTATGCTTGGAAGTTTTGCAACAACTATACATAGACAAGCTGGATTTCAGCATTATTTACCTTTAACAAAGCAACATAAGGTTATCCGTGATACAGCATGGAGAAATAACCCGTATCAACTTTATAACATATTAACTCCAGCACCAATAATGGATATGAATGGTGTCGACTTTGAAACTACAGTCGGCTCTATGACACTTGCAGTATCAGCAGAAACATTAACAATGACTGGAGTAGACTTCTTAACTGAAGTCGGCTCAATAGATTTAGCAACTGTTGTAAGGTCAGAATGTAGACTAGGACACGAATTAACACCATTCTTTTTAGAGAAACAAGCATTAACAAATCCAAGTAGTATCGTAAGACAATTTACATTTAATAACTCTATTTTTACAGATAGAGTTACACAATTTCCATCAATCTCAAGAACATATAAAGATGTTGTAGCACAATCTTTTACAATTAATGTAGAAAATGCTTCTCAATTATTTAACGAGATAATCCAAGATAGAACTAAATTTAGACAAGAGGGAGAAGTAAATTATGGATATCAATTTAACTCTAGTCATATTGATTTTGCTTGTATTGGAAAAGGAAAACTCACCGGTGCTGATTACGAAGAAGGTCAAGCTACATTAACATTTAAAAATCAAATGGAACTTTTATCTGAGCAAAGAATATCTACTGATGTAACATCACAACAAGGTATAAGCTATGTTGGCTCAGAATGGAATCCAGCTGATTTAACATTTGATATTTTAACTACAAATTCTTATGGAGCTAATTTAGATGATACACAATCAACTGCTAATACAGACATACATTGGGAATCATTTACTAATTGGAAAAATGCACTTGGCTCAGAATCAATAGTAGTAAATGGATTTTTTCCTTATGAAACAAATTATGTAAATGCTTTACAATCAATTGCTGAAATTACTGATTCTGCAATTTATGTAGAAGCTAATAACCAAATTTATTTTATTAGAAATATAACAGGTGTAGAAAGCTTTAGTGCCACAGTTGTTGATAGTGACATCATAAACATTAGAACAATGGGTGATGCTTTTGATATGTGTAATGAATATACAGTTCCAGTTTCTTTTACAGTAACTTCTAATGCAGTAACAGGATTTAACAATACAATCAGTTTTGAAAATACTGCATCAGTAAATTCTTTTGGTAAAATATCAAAACAACCAACTACTAAATTTATCTGGTATGTAAATTCAGCATCAGCTTTAAACTTAGCTCAAAGA